TGAACGAGATAAAAAATAAGATCGTTCTTTCTGTCCAACGACAGAGAATGTACGATCCGGTATTGAAGGATACAGTCGATAAGGTCTTAGTGACTTTTAGCGACGGGAATGTGAATGGGTATCTAGCGGACGAGTGGGATAACTTGATGACTCAGGTTGACTCCATGTTAGAAAAGGCTTTTTTGTTGGAGCCTAAAGCTGCTCAGCCACAACTAGACTAACGCTGGCCTAGTTTAACGCCCTGATCTTCAGCTTTTTTGCAAGCACAGTCTTCGCCACAGGAACAAATCCCTTGAATTTTAGATAATCTGTTGTGTAAAGAGGCAATATAAAGATTTCTAAGCTGACCTTGGTGGAGAGTTTTGTGATCTAATTCATAGTTTTTCATTGTTTTATACCTTTTTATTGCGAGGGAAACTCCAGTATATCAAAGTTCGATAGAAAATTTCTACAGGAAAATTAAAATAAATTTCTTGACTTAGAGAATTATTTTTTTGTCAACGATCCACTGCCCAGGGATCACGGTCACCCGACCAACGTCTTGATCAATTTTATCAGACCCGATATCGGCTGCCAAAATAATGTATTCTTTCGTTTCTTTAAGAACGTAGCCCACCGAACGGACTTCGGGCGGTGTGATTTTGAGTGCGTCTTCAAGTTCTAACCAACCCGATTCCATTTCATAGGCATCTAGCCATTTAATTTCATACAGTTCATACCGGGTATCAGTTTGAGCGTGTCGCTTATCTCTCGACTTCGATCGCCTTTTACTTGAGCGGACCACCTTTCGTCGCCTGTTAAAATACTGTAAGAGTCTAGACCACATTTATTAAAACCTCTCATGGTACCCTGTTTTACCGACTCCCATTCTATATCATCACCAAACATCATGCCACCCTCTTTTATCTTAGGCCACCAATTGACAATGTCATCTTCTACGGCTTCCATGGTATGAGCTCCGTCCACAATAACCCCGAAAACACTACCATTTTCAAAAGAATCAAGTAATTCTTGGTTATCGGATCTAGATTTATGGACAATGAGTCTTCCGTCTTGGATATGATCCCCTAATTTTGCCATAAAATCGTCGTACAGGGTGCTAAAGTCAATGCCTGAGTGTTCTTGCCCACTGCCTTCGAAAGTATCTATTCCATGGACCTTAACGTCGTGTTTTCCACTGAGCTCGAGTGCGTCGCACAAGAACCTCGTACCACGGCCGGCGAACGTACCAATTTCGACAATGGTATCTCCGTCTTCACAGTATTTAACCAAGTTCATATACGCATCATGCATACTGAACCAACCCGGGATGTCTAAGTATTTATACATTTTATTTTCCTTTCACTATTAAAGTTATACATTCTCGGTGGCCTCAAACCTTTTGATAACTGATACTCATAGACCTTACTAATGCCTTTTCGGATTTGATCCATAGCATGATCGTAGGCTCTTCGTTTCTCGTCGGTATCTCGAAGCCCGTCTTGTTTGTGTTGATGTAAAAACATTTGTAAATAAAACAATGTCTTTTGATTAAGTTCGATGGGAAAGAGTCTTCCATTTCTACCATATCTCATTAATGTGCCTTTCTTTTATCTTTTGCTTTTACCAACTCTACTAAAACAGCGGACATCCCTTCTTTATCAGGCTCTAATGTTTTGTATATTGCTTCTCGGAGATCATTAATTTTATTTTTGTTCCCATGACAGAATTCAGAGAGCAACACTTCTATCTTGTAAAAGTAATAATTAGCTTCCACTAATAATTCTTTAACCTCCTCTTCCTGTCCTTCGGTCGCCGGTTGAAGGAACAACCGAATACCATCTTTTATTTCTTTCTCTGTCATTTGCTTTTTATCCTTTCTTCTAGTTCATTAAGTTTACTGATTAAATCGGGTCCGTAATTCTTCTCGGGTGGGTGCGTATCTTGAAGGGGGACGTACCACGGCACACGGATCCATGCATGTTCATTGATGAGCCTTTTGGCTATGTGATCGTATTTATATTTAAGATTCATAGCTACTCCTTTCGCATGATGCATTGAATGTATCTAAATCCATAAAGTCTTCATTTAGCTGTTCGACTTTTAGTTCGCACATCTCTTGGCTTTTCATTTGTTCTTCCATGAAGAAGCACTCGGTGGTGTCTACGTTCGGTAGACATAAGTGTAATAACAAAATTACCTTTTCCATTATTCTTCCCTTTCTAGTTTGACTATTTGTCGTTCAATAAATTTCAATCCCGGTAGGACTGTTCCTTCATATTCGACACCCATGCGTTCCACAATATCCACTAACGTGTGGATCGTGATCGGATAGGGCAATCGACAAACAAAGCTATCATCTTTGATGACTTTGCGTTGCTTTGGTTTTTTAAATTCTAAGACTTTCTCCATTTTGTCCTTTCTACTTACTTCGGGTTAAACAATTCGTCATAGGTGAAGGACTTGGATTCTTCCTCGGTGGAGAAGAAGATATCGATATAGTGGTGTTGGTTGTCTTTGATGTACTCTTGAATTAACGGGAGTATTTGTTCTTTGTCCCCGATAAATGTTTGACTATACATTTTACCGCTACGATCCTTGACCTTAATTGTTATGTCCATTTCTATGGGAGAATATATACGAATCTTTGACCATGGTCAATAGTCAATTAACAATTACGAAAGGAGGACTTGTGAGCCTGAAAGGATAAGGGCCCACGGACCACTGACCATGGAAGAATAGATTACTATAGAAGAACCATTTTCACAAAAAAATAAAAAAAAATATTTTTTATTCAAAATTCATTCTTCTCGTTCTTCCAAGTAGTTTTAGTTAGTAAAATCAATAGGTTATTACAAATAGTTCATTCTTCCTCTTATTCTTCCGAAGAACAAGTTATTCTTCCAAAGGGGTATGAGGAGGCAAAGAAACGAATTATGTTTACTTTTTTATCGTAATTTGTAAAAAATGTTCTTATAAAGGAGTTAATATGAAATTCAGAAACCCGGGTGATCCTGTTATTTTAAATAAAGAACTTGCTGACTTACGAGATCGTATCTCACCGAAGCAAGCTGTCTTTGCTGAGCATCTTGTAGCTCAAGAAAATAGGAAAACTGCTACAGAATGTGCAATTTTGGCAGGCTATCCAGAAAAATCTGCTAGAGCAAAAGCATCTCAACTACAGAACCCTAAGTTATTTCCTAAGGTTCATGAGTATATAAGAGCCTTACAGGAGGATCTTTGGAATAAGTATAAGATTTCCCCTGCTACTCACATGAGAAGGCTACACGAACTAGGTTTGCGTGCTGAGAATCCTAGTGTTGATGACATCGCTAACTTTGATATGAAGCCTGATTTAAAGACTGCTATTATGGCTGAGATCAGTAGAGGAAAAGCGGCCGGATTTTATGACAAGAAAGAAAAGGTTAAAGATAAATCTATTGATAACTTGTCGTTAGAAGAAGTGACCGAACTATTAGACAAAATGAGAAAGAATGTTATTATTGATCAAAGACCTAGTGATTTGGAGGACAATGGATCCGAGGCAATACAGGGCGACGATCAGTCAGAACAAAGCGATCAACAAATTTCTTGAAGAAGGGTATTATGTTTTCACGAATGTATGTGAACAGGGCCCCATTGATATTGTTGTTGTTAATCCTCAAAATGGAAAGGCTCACTTTCTTGATATTAAAACTTCTAAAGGAACGAGAATAATAAATGGCAAGTCGGCAGGGGGTGGAGGCATCAAACTCAAGCCGTATCAAAAAGAACTTGGTGTCAGACTCTGCGTTGTCGAAGGAGAAGAAATTCGTATTGTTGAAAAAAGAGAAACAGTCAATGAAAGAAACAAAAAGAAAAAATCTTTCCTCAAAGCGAGGAAAGGAATCAACTTTTTGGAAGAATATTAAAGAGATAACTCCCAATATATTTTGGACAAGAATTGAAACGTATGGAACTCCGGGTATCCCTGATCTGTTGGGCGTGTGCCTGTCACCGAAGCTAAAGCGTAATATTTCTTTTTGGTGTGAGCTAAAAATAGCTAAAGGCAATCAGTTAAATCTTTCACCCTTTCAAATATCTTGGAACATAAAAAGATATTCTCTTTGCAAAGACAATTTCATTTTAGCAAAAATACCAGATACAAGACAAGTGTGCTTGTGGTCGGGCGAATTTGTGCGTGAGCTTGTGACTAACTACACAGAAGTCGAACCATTATTTATTTTAGATCAACCCTATACGTATGTGCTTGAATCCGAAATAATAAAAGTGCTTGTGCATGTACCTTAAAATTTCGGTATGAATACTTCTCCAGCTCGGATTCGATTCTGGTAATTTTTTATTACTTCCCAGATTCGTTGCTGTCCTGCTGAATCTTCGGTGTTCAACATCTGCCTACGCAAACCTGCTATAATATCAAACACCGAATCTAATCTTGAATCTGGTAATGGATTATTACTCATGTGAATAGTCCTCACTAATCCATTCATCTACAGTATCAAAGATTTCATCTTTAAGTTTAAAAGGATAACCACCTTGTAGCATAGAGATATAGACATTGTCTTTTAATTCTTCCCATGTTTCGTAGCTAACACTTTTGTTTTCTTCATATACTTTCTCTAGATACTCCATACCTTCATCATCTAAGTAGTTTAGATCATAATTAAACTTAGTAGGTAAATCTGATTCTTTAAGTTTAGTTAATAAAGATTTATTCATTTATTCTTCCTTTCTCTTATTGTCTTTATGATAAAATCATAGTCATAAACTTTGTTGTTGTATTCAAACTCAACAGGATAACATCTAAAATGTTTTAGATGATCTATTACAAAT